CTGGGGTTCCAGCTAATATTTACCTGACCATAAATGGGGATGGTGATAACCAAACATTGATGGCTCTTTGGACAGTTCCCGCAGGATATACAGCCTTTCTTACAAAGATGGCTTTATCTACAGGTACATCAACTCAGACACCTGCTGTTCTGAATGCTAGTCTTGTTGCTAGGCCGTATGGAGAAGTCTTTCAGATAAAGGAAAGATTTACTCTGACAGATGCCACGCACGAGCAGTTCTACACTTTTCCATTAAGATTTACAGAAAAAACAGACTTAGAGATGAGAGCATTTTCTTCTTCAGGGTCGGTTGATTTTAATGTGTCTGCGTCTATGGAGTTTGTTTACATAAAAAATGATGGAGCGACATAATGGCTACTTCAGGAACAGTTGTTTTCCGACCAGATGTTGAAGAAATCGTCACAGAGGCATTCGAAAGAGTTGGCATAGATGAGCAAACCCGAACAGGTTATCAGTCTCTCGCTGCAAGGAGGAGCTTAAATCTGCTTTTTAGTGAGTGGGCTAACAGAGGAATCAACTACTGGGCTGTTCAGAACAACACTTTGAGCCTGACTTCGGGGACGACGACATATACTTTGCCTGTTGGAACCATAGATTTAATCGATGTTGTTGTCCGAGAGACAGTTGGTGGGACGACAAGCGACACAGTTGTTAACAGAATCAGCATAGAAGACTATAATCAGCTACCAAACAAAGCATCTAGCGGCAAACCAAGCCAATATATGCTCAATAAACAGTATACTCCAGTTGTTTATGTTTGGCAGGTGCCAGACAATGACAGCTACAGCCTCGTATATTGGTCCATAAACCAATTAGAGGACGTTACGGCAGGAAATCAAGATGCAGACATACCTTATCGCTGGTCTGACTGTATTTGCGCAGGGCTGGCTGCAAAATTGGCCTTGAAATTCCAGCCTGATAGATTCCAGCTTTTGAATGAAGTTTACGAACGAGCTTTTGAATTTGCAGCATCAACTGATAACGATGGTGTTTCAATGAGAATCAGACCAACAGGATTGAATCTTGGCTAGGGGTGCTAGACGCGCAAAAGGCAAGCGATCATACGCTATATCCGATCGCTCTGGCTTCAAAGTCCCATACAAGTCTCTGAAAACGACTTGGGATGGCTTGCGTGTTGAGCCAGAAGATTGGGAACCAAAACACCCACAACTTACTCCTGCCAAGAATGTAATTGATGCGACAGCTCTTTTCCAACCTAGGCCAGACAACGACCCTGAGAATGTTGATATTTTTTATGGTTATAATTATGATCCTTTTATAGATCCAAGGGAGAGGCCACCAGTAGGCATCCCAGGATTTTCAAGGATCGGTTTTGTTAACATAGAGGGATCAGAAGACGTAACTGGGGTCGCAGGGACTGGAGCTATAGGTTCTTTCTCTCTTGGCGTCGTAGTTACAGGTGCAGCAGGCACAGGCGCGACAGGAACTGCAACTCCTAACATAGTGACAGAGCTTGATGTCACAGGCTTAACAGGCACAGGTGCATTGGGCTCTGCTTATGCTAACCCAGACATATCTGGAGCTTCTGGAACTGGAGCAACAGGAACTGAGGCACTAGAATCAGACTCAACACCATCAGGAGTAGCAGGCACAGGTGCTTTCAACGAAGAAGGTGGAATAACATTTACAGCACAAAATGGTGCTCAACTTTCCACAGCACAACAAAAATTCGGAACTGCCAGCCTGTTGCTTGATGGCGTTGATGATAATGTAGTTTCTGACCAGACATATAATTTTGGCTCAAATGTATTTACTGTAGATATGTGGGTTCGCCCAACTAGCGGAACACAAGATGAAATATTCTTTGATAGCAGAGACTCAACATCAAATAATGCAATAGCTCTTCGCCAAGCGAGTGACAATTTATTGGTTTTAAGAGGGAATGTAACGCTATTCAATATAAATAATGTATTCTCTGCTAACACATGGGTTCACATAGCTGTCGCTAGGGGTAACCCATTTAGCAATACTTATTCAGTTTATGTAAACGGGACAATAGAAGATTCTACAACATTTGGTGTGACAGCAACTGCCGCAGACATACATATTGGCTCTGATTTCAATGACTCTAATAATTGGGCAGGATACATAGACGAACTCAGGATTTCAGACACTGACAGATATTCAGGCACATCTTTCACAGTACCATCAACATCTTATGACCCTGACGCAAACACAGTTGCACTATTGCATTTTGATGGAGTGAATGGATCAACATCAATAGTAAATAGCACAGGCACTTCTGTATTTGAGGCAGACACCAATCCTTCCGGACAGGCAGGCACAGGTTCAATAGGAACAGAAGTGCCAGAATCAGAATCAACGCCATCAGGCGTAGCAGGCACAGGTGCTATTGAAGGTTTTGGAATCGAGGGTGATGGTGTCCTTCAAGTATTAGTGACAGGTGTTGCTGGTGTCGGTGCAACAGGAACAACAGGCTCTGAAGTTGCCGAATCTGAAATAAGTGAAACAGGACTTGGCGGAACAGGTAACATTGGAGCTGTAAACATCCAAGTTGATTATGGATGGGGTGAAGGAACTTGGAGCGAAGACGTTTGGGGTGAATGATGAATTATACGACACTCGTTGCTAACATACAAAATTTCATGGAAGACGACTCAACAGAGCTTCAGAACTCTATTGATCAGATTATTGATCAAGCAGAAGAGATGATATTTCAACGTCTCCCTAGCCTACCTTGCTTCAGACAAACAACATCAGCCAGCATGGTCGTTGGGACTGCAGAGTATACAGTTGCGAGTGCTAGGATGATACGTCAAGTTTCTTTCACAAACTCTGGCAACGAGACTTATTTAGATCACAGGATTGATTCCTATCTTAGGGATTATTGGCCAAACTCCTCAACAACAGGAACGCCAAGGATATACGCAACTAAAAATGCAACAACTTCCGGCACAGTCATAACGATTGCGCCAACACCAGACTCTACATACACTTACAGGGTTGATTACATTGCACCAGAGACAGGTTTGTCTTCTGGCAATGCTAACTCTTGGATAGGTGATCATGCAGAGAATGTCCTTTTGTCTGCTTGTTTATATGAAACTTCTGCTTTCCTAAAAGCTGGAGAAACACTAAACTTGTATAAACAGCAGTTTGATGAGGCTGTCCAGCTATTCCAGCAAGAGATGGCTAGAAACTATAGTGCTGAGTATAACGGAGGCATATAATGGCTATCACTCAAGCAATGTGTACCAGTTTCAAGGAAGATCTTTTCCAGAAAGAACAGGATCTTGACACTGATACTATCAAAATCGCTCTTTACACTTCTTCTGCATCTTTGGATGCAGCCACAACAGCTTACACCACATCAGGTGAAGTTGCGAGTGGTGGTGGATACACAACAGGGGGAGAGACTTTAACAGGAGCAACTATCGGCACATCAGGAACAACAGCTTATGTTGATTTTGATGATCCGGAATGGACTTCTGCTTCTTTCACTTGCGCAGGTGCTTTGATTTACAATGACACGACTGCAGGTGATAATGCAATTGCGGTTCTTAATTTCGGTGGCGACTTTACAGTCACCTCTGGTACTTTCCGCATTGTTTTCCCTGCTGCTGGTGCCAATGCTATTATCAGAATTGACTAAGAGGTGATTACCCATGCCTAGTACTTATGTAAACAACCTCCGACTGGAGGAAATGGCAACTGGTGAGAAGTCTGGAACATGGGGCACTATCACCAACACCAACCTAGAACTAGTTGGTGAAGCACTCGGTTATGGGACAGAAGCTCTGGCCAGTGATGCTGATGCGACGATAACCATGGCGGATGGTGCTTCTGACGGCATACGTTCGCTCTATGTCAAAATAACTTCTGGAGTTAGCTTAACTACCACAAGAACTATCACATTAGCTCCTAACACAGTGAGTAAAGTTTGGATCATTGAGAATGCCACCTCTGGTTCTCAATCAATAACTATATCTCAAGGATCAGGTAGCAATGTAACTATTGGTAATGGCCAAGTAGCCATAGTCTATACAGATGGAGGTGGAGCTTCAGCAAATGTCGTTGATGCTTTGACTGATATAAATATCCCATCTTTGTACTTGGCAGGGACACAAGTAACATCAACAGCCGCAGAACTAAACATCCTTGATGGCGTCACTGCAACAACCGCAGAGCTGAATATCCTTGATGGCGTAACAGCAGACAGCACAGATCTGAACCGAACAGACATTACAACCGAAGGAACTGTCGAAGCATCCAAAGTTGTCACAGCTGATTCAAATGGCGATGTAAATTTTCCTGACAACGACAAAGCCATTTTTGGTGCGGGGTCGGATTTACAGATTTACCATACAGGGTCAACAAGCTATATATACGATCAGGGTACAGGCAACTTAAACTTGCGTACTGATGGTGCGGCTATTGATTTACTACAAGCTGATGGTTCATACATGGCGAGGTTTATCAATACCGGAGCATCCAAGCTCTATTACAATGGTTCACCCAAACTCTCCACAACCGCCACAGGCGTCGACGTAACAGGCAAGGCAACTGGTACGCTGACCACAGACAACGATCTGTCGTTTGACATGGATGTATCCAATAACTTCAAATGTACACCAACATCTACAGGTGCATTGACATTCACAAACATTACTTCTGGGCAGTCCGGTAACATTTGGCTAGACAACTCAGCAGGTGTCGTTATTTCAGCAGCCTCGACAACTTACATAGCATCAGCAGACCTGACAACGATTAACACAGCAGGAGTTTATTTCTTGAGTTACTACTCAGACGGCACTAATGTATTGGTGTCTGCAACCCCAGCATTAACCTCAGCAGGTGCGTAAATGAGTATTATCTCTGCAGGTGGCGCACACAGAGGCTCAGTAAGAGGCTTCTATCCTGAGACCATTGAAGGATCGCTGCGGTTTAACGATGATGACTCTGCGTACCTAAGTTGGACTCCTGAGGTAACTCATGCCGCAGGAAGGGCAACGTACACATTTAGCTGTTGGTTTAAAATTTCAGGCGGGATTGGGACTAGCACTAGACCATTGTTTGGAGCAGGAAGTACAACTTGGGATATGCTTTACATTTCATCAGGAGATGTTATTGCATTTTCACAAGCAACAGAAACGATCAGTAACTTTAGATCAAATGCGGTTCTGCGTGATCCTAGTGCTTGGTATCATATTGTACTCACCGTAGATACAACTGAGGCTACAGATACTAACAGGGTTAAGTGTTGGTTAAATGGCGAGCAAGTTACTTGGTCAACGAATACTTGGCCTTCTCCGCAAAATGAAACATCAATGATTGCAGATAATGTTGCTCACTATATAGGCAAGCATCCTAACGCATCCGCTTATTGGGATGGTTATTTTGGTGATATACACTTTGTATCAGGTACAGCCTACGATGCTGATGACTTTGGTGAGTTTAAAAGCGGTGTGTGGGTGGCTAAGACTCCATCGGTCACCTACGGTACGAATGGATTCTACCTTCCCCTAACAGACGATACAGAGGTTGAGGCGTTCAATACTGTGTTGTATCGGGGTACAGGCTCAGAGCAGTCGATCACTGGTATGGGTTTTCAGCCTGACTTAGTTTGGGTGAAGGTTCGCAATTCAGCAGGGGCGCATATTTTAACTGACTCAGTGCGAGGTGGTAACA